GATCGCCTCGAGATACAGCTTGGCTGCTGACACATGGCGTGGATTGCGTACGTCAGCGGCAGCCTCGTACAGCGCATCGAGCACAGCCTGTCGCTTGTCGAGGTCGCCGATGACCTGATCGGTCTCGCCCTGCCAGACGTCGCGGAACTCGCGATCGTGCTTCCAGTTGTAGAGCGTCTTGACGTGGACATCGATCATCCGGGCGAACTCGGCCTCGGTCGGTGGGTTGCGCGCCGTCGGCGGCGTGGTCAGCCACTCGATGTAGCGCATCTTCTCCGGGTTCTGGCGGACCGGCTCGTACATCTTGGACACGCCGTCATTGTGCACGACGAAGAAGTGCTTGACCATCCCTCCGAGTGGGTGTATGCTTGGGTGCATGAAGTCAATCACCCCAGCCGACGCCAAGGTGAGTGTCCAGCTGCGGCTCCCGCTGCCGCTGCGCAACCGCCTCGTCGTCGCCGCTACCAAACGCGACCTTTCACTCAACCAGCTGTGCCAGGAACTCTTGGAGCGAGTCGAATGAAGATCGTCGGCATCGACCCCGGCGTGACCGGAGCGATCGCCTACCTCGACGACGACGACGTGCGGGTCTACGACATGCCCCGCGACATGGACGGGATCGCCGGGGCCACGGTCTACCGGCTGCTGGCCAAGTGGGAGCCGGACGAGGTCTACATCGAGCGAACCCACGCCATGCCGATCAACGGCTCGAAGGCCACCTACAGCCTCGGCGACTCCAACGGCAGCCTGCGCACCGCCGCCCACATCCTGCGGACACCGCTGATCTGGGTGCCCTCACGTCAGTGGCAGAGTCAGTTCTCGCTGTACGGCGGAGGCTGGACCGACAAGGAGCGCAAGAACCGCTCACGCTGGCGGGCCCAGGAACTGTTCCCGACGCTGGCCGACCAGCTGATGAAGATCAAGGACCACAACCGCGCCGAGGCGCTGCTGATCGCCGAGTACGGGCGGCGCACCTCGATCACCAAGGCGGTGACCAGTGGATGAACCACTGACCTGCCAGTGCCCCATACCCAGCCCGGAATGGATCGGCCTGTTTGACGCCTGGCAGTGCAGGCGCTGCCTGCGAGCCCTCTTACACCTATCAGTCAGGATCAAGAAATGAACGACTCGCTCAACGACCAGGTGATCGACACCGACTACACCTCGGCGATCACCCGCAAGTGGAACTCGATCATCTACGAGCTCGACGAGTGCCGAGCACGCAAGGTCGATCTCGGTATCCGGATCAAGGCGCTGGTCGAAGAGAAGCGCAACCTGCGCCCGCTGGTGCGCAGAGTGGCTCCCGAGTTGGTTACCAACGGCGACGAGGCCACCCCCGATGAGTGACGGCATCTCGCTCTCCGAACTCGAGGACGACCCGAGCCGCAAGGACTTCCGCCGGGCCAACGGCGCGCCGATGGTGGTGCGCCTCGACGACCCGACCAAGTGGGACCGCTACTCGCGGCCATCGGGCTGGGGCAGCGATCTCGACGACGAGTCGAACCTCGTCACCTGGAAGATCGACCGAGCGATGGAAGGGGTCGCCTCCGATCCCTCGATCGCCGCCATCGTCGCCTCCAACATCGGCAACAAGCAAGGCGCCAAGGAGCGGCGCGAGCGTGCGATCCAGCGGGGCCGTGGCGACGAGGCAGCGGATATCGGCACGGCGCTGCACCTGATGACCGAGCGGGTCGAGCGGGCCGACGGCTTCGCCGCCCCCGAGCCCTACGCCACCGACATCGCGGCGTACCTGTCAGCGCTGGACGGAGCGGGGTTGAGCTCGGAGTTCATCGAGTGCCACCTGGTCAACGACTCGTGGCGGGCAGCCGGGACAGCGGATCGCATCTATCGAGCCCACCGCCCGCTGGCGATTCCGGGCTTCGACGTGGTCGTGCCGGGTCAGCGAATCCTCGGCGACCTGAAGACCGGCAAGCGCCTCGACTACTCGCTGCCCGGCTTCGCCATCCAGCTGGCGCTCTACACCGACAGCGTGTTCTACGACGTGGAGACGAACGAACGATCGCCACTTCCGACGAATCTTCGCACCGACCTGGCGCTGCTGGTCCACATGCCCGCCGGAACCGGCAGCTGCACCTTGCACTGGATCGACCTGCAGGTCGGACGCGAGGGTTGCCGGATCGTGCGCGACGTGCGGGCCTGGCGCAAGCGCGACGACTTCACGATCGACTACACCCCACCACCGTCCGACGAGGCTGCGCTGCTGACCACTCCGATGGAGGCTCTGGTTCACGGCAACTTCGTGCCCCACGAGCCGGACATTCCAGACGGCCACGACGTCGGCGAGTGGCTGGCGGCGATGAGTGCGTGGGCCCAGGATCGAATCAACACGATCGGGCTGTCGAGCGAGGCGCGCACGATGCTGATGCGCCAGTGGCCGACCGGCGCGCCAACCATTCGCCAGGGCGGGCTGAGCCCCGCCCAACTCTCAGCGGTGCTCGACCTGCTCGACGCCATCGAGGGGGCATACAGCCTGCCCTTCCCTGCGGGTGACCCCAGGGCGGAGTGGGACCGGGGTACCCATCACCGGGGTCCCTACAACAACGAACCAAGGAGCAACGTGCCATGAGCATCGACCGCGCAGCCAACGATTTCCTGATGATGGAGGGCGGCAAGTCCTTCCCCTTCGAGAAGCTGAACGACGTGTGCATCGGCGAGGTGATCTCAGCCGAAGTCCGTCAGCAGACCGATCTCGAATCCGGCGAGAAGCTGTTCTGGCCCGACGGCCAGGAGCGCAAGCAGCTGGTGATCACCCTGCAGACCAGCCTCAAGACCAGCGACGAAGACGACGGCGTCCGCACCATCTACGCCAAGGGCGGCAAGTTCGACACCGCCGACGGCGAGGGAACCTCGATGAAAGAGGCGATCGCCACCGCCGTGCGCCAGGGCGGTGGCACCGGGCTCAACCCCGGCGACCAGCTGGCCGTGGCCTACACCGGCAACGGGGTCAAGAAGAACCGCGGCTTCAACCCACCGAAGCTGTACTCGGCATCGTGGAAGCCCGCCCAGCCCGCCTCGGTGTCCGGGGCTGACCTCTTCGACAGCTGATGGGCTGGGGGGACGCGCAGGGCGGGCGACCGCGCAAGCTCTACGTTCGGCGGCGGGAGGACTACCCGCCGCCGAACCCCCAGCCGACGGCCTGCCGGATCTGGCAGGGCTCGGTAGATCGCTTCGGATACGGGCGGGTCCTGGTGCACACCACAGATCACAAGCGTCGCCAGATGACGGCCAGCCGCTGGGTCTGGACGATGGCCAACGGGCCGATCCCCAAGGGACTGGTGGTGCGCCACAAGTGCGACAACCCGCCGTGCTTCCGGCTCAGCCACCTCGAACTCGGGACGTACTCCGACAACAACAACGACGCCGCCGAGCGGGGTCACCTCGGCCCACCCACGAAGCTCAAGCCCAGCCTGATCGAAGCAGTGCGGCTGGGGCGTGCAGCTGGGCTGTCGTACCCCAAGATCTACGACGACTGGCCCGAGATCCGGGCCGCAGTGACGATCCGCGGCCTGCGCTGGATCGGCAAGAAGCTCGAGAACGGGTGGGTGCCCGCACCCCCCCTGCCCGAGGGCTACAGTCCTGAGACCCCCGCCATCGCTGCCAAGCGGCGGGTGAACCCGGAGAAGGAAGAAGCTGCGGCGAAGTACGCCGCATGGAGGCTGGGAGGCCACAATGACCGACGACCTGAGACTGTTCGACCCATCTGAGTACGGGCCGGGGCGTAAGCCCAGGGTCCGCACGGAACGGGTTGAGCCACCAATCGAGCCGTTGGCTCCGGGGTTCACCTACATGCGCGATCGGCAGGGCGTGATCCCCTACGCCCACCTGATCGCGGGAGCCTCGGACAACGGCTCGGTGGTGGCGCTGTGCGGACGGATCGGCACGAAGATCACCAACGCCGGGGTCGACGTGATGCGTCGCTGCCCCGGCTGCGACGTCGCACTGCAGTTGCAGTGATGAGCGCCGCCATCGAGGCGGCGATGCTCGACGCCCATCGGGCCGGGCTCTCCGTCATCCCATTGCGCTCGAACAAGCGCCCCGCCCGGACCAGCTGGGCGGAGTTCATCGACACCCAGCCCAACGAGCTCCTGGTCCGAGGCTGGGCCCACACCACCCAGGGCTTCGCCATCCTCTGCGGCGGCGAGACCAGGCTGCAGGTGCTCGACTTCGAGGGCCGCTTCATGGAGCACCTCGACGAGCTCAAGCGTCGGCTCGGCGAGCTCGGCCCGGTGTTCGAGTCATGGCTCGCCGGGTACTTCGTCGCCACGCCAGGCGGTGGGTTCCACGTCGGGGTGCACGTCGAGGGCGACGGCACCCCGCCGGGGAACCTCAAGCTGGCCTCTGATCTGTCGGGGATGACGCTGGTCGAGACGCGGGGCCACGGCGGCTACGTCGCCGCGGCACCCTCGAACGGAACGACGCACCCCTCCGGTCAACCGTGGGTGCAACAATCGGGATCATTCGGCGAGATCGCCTGGGCCACGGCGGACCAGTGGCAAGCGGTCTGCGCGGTGATCTCCACCTTCGACGCCCCGGCAGCGGCGTCAGAGACCCCGCCCGAGGCGCTACCTCCCAGGGCGCTGCCGGGCGGGGTCTCACTCTCGAGGATCGAGCACACCTCGTCGTGGATCGAGGGCACCACCGTGCCGTCGATGGAGATGGTCCTCGACAACAACGGCTGGACTCACTGCGGCTCCGACCCCGACCACAGCTACTGGGCCCGACCAGGCAAAGACCCGCGTGAGGGCCACTCGGCGACGGTCAACGCCAGCGGCAGACTCTTCGTGTTCTCCTCGAATGCTCACCCGGTGCCACCGTCGCCAGGCAAGACCACCTACGATTCGGTGGACGTCCTGGGGTGCTACCTGCTTGGGCATTTCCCCTCCCAAGCAGAGCGCGTCGAAGTTCTCCGCAGCTTCGCCGGGATATCGGGTCAGCCGCGGACGCCGACGCATGGGGTGTCCGACGGCTGGCTCTCCGACGACTTCTGGACGGCGACACCCTGGCTAGAAGCGGTCCGCGTCGCTGCCTGGGGCAACGGCAAGTGCCCGGAAGGCCTACTCGGCGCGGTGCTCTCGGCCTACTCGGTGCGCATCCCGTCGTCGATCCGGGTAGCACCGATCGTGCACGGAGTGGCCTCGCCACTGAATCTCTACGTCGCACTCTGCGGGCCGTCGGGATCGGGCAAGTCCTCGACGATGGCGATGGCGCAGCAACTCTGCGATGCCTATGACACCGAGCTCTATCACTACGGCGTGAACCTGCGGAGCGGAGAGGGGCTGGTGACCGAGGCGATCATCCCTCAGCAGACCAAGCGGGGAGAACCACCACCCGAGCCACGCTTCCGGCTCGGGCTGCAGGTCGAGTTCGACGAGGGCAAGACGCTGGCGGTGCAGAACGACCGCTCGGGCGCAACGATGGTTCCCTACCTGACGACAGCGTGGTCGGGCCAGCGCGGCAAGCACGTCGGTGGGACGAAGTCCGCCGGCAGCGAGCGCTTTCCCGCCGATCTGGTACGAGTCAGCCTGGTGCTGGGCGTGCAGTACGGAGTAGCAGGCTCGCTGTTCACGGGGGACGTCGAGAGCCTCGGATTTCCTGGTCGCTTCCTCTACTTCGGGATGGACAACCCCGGCCCGAAGCTGGTGGCTGGCGAACAGCGTCGGGTCGTGCCGCTGATACTGCCTCGGTATCACCCAGGTGATACCAGCCGTGCGATCGGCGAGATGACCTTCCCGCTGTCGATACAGCAGGAGATCCTTGACTGGGACTACGCCCGTTCCACGGTGGGAGGCAGCGCGATCGACGGGCACCGGATGCTCCTGCGAGCACGCCTGACCTGCCTCCTGGCCCTGATGGACGATTTCGCGCAGCCAGAGCTCATCCACTGGCAGCTGGCTGGTGAGATCGAGACGCACTCTCTCGCTACGAGACAACGTGTGTTAGCTGGGGTATCGGAGGTTGCTGTGAAGAACGCCCGTGCCGCAGGGCGGATGGATGCGATTCGGGAGAACGAGCGCCATCTCAGCTGGGTCGAGGACCGAGCCAGGGCCCTAGCTCGAGCCGTACACGAAGCACCCTTGACCGCACGGCAGGTGAAGGACCGATTCAACAAGAACGTGCGCCAGCACGCCGCGGAAGTAGTTCAGTTCGCCATCGAGCGTGACTGGGTCCTATATCGCAACGAGGGGCACGCCAAGCTGCTTGTACCGGGTGAGAGCCGCCCTAGCTGACTGGGGGGCCTAGTGGGGGGGCCAGCCCCCCACTAGGCGCGCTGTCGGGCGTTGCCGCCGATATATCGCTAACGCATAACCCCAGGTTATTATGAAGG